CAAAGTATAATCTCTCAGCAATCCCAGGTGCGTCCAAATCTATCTCTATTGCAATCTACAAAAATAACGTCATACAAGATGGAGCCGGAGGAACTCCAGATACTAGAGTTGTCATAGCTGATTCTGCAACGAGCGGAGAATGGGCAGGAACATTAGCAGTTGCCCAGGGAGATTTTATAGAAGTAATTCCCGCTCCAACTAATACTCCTGCGGCTGTAGAAATTTCCTGTGGATTCGGATTTACTCAAACAACTGATGGTGAATCAGTCTTTTCTTTCACTCCCTCCCAGATAAACCTTCCCACTACAGCAGATACTTACTTCAATAAAGTTAATAGAACTGATTCTACTGCCTGGACGACTACTGAATCAGCCGTAGAGACTACTATCGGAGGCTCCGGTCTATCCTTCGCCCTTACTAAGATGTATTGGGGAAGTAATCTTTCTGTAGGTAATAATCCAGTAGCTAGGCTTAGAAAGAATCAAGCAGATGCCGCTCCGACTCTCACAATGTCCGGAACGAGCGGTAATGATACAGCTAATTCTACTACATACGTTACTGGAGATGAAGTAGATATTAGATTCACAAACTCCGCTAGTCCGGGTGCTACCTCCGCACAATTCGGAATAGCTATGTTTGCTACAGCACAAGCTGGTAAGGGTGCAGGTAAGGGAAATCGTGGTGGCGGTGGATTGAATATTCTATCTCCCAGCGGGGCTAATGTCATAAACTATGGTAATCCTGGTTTAGACATCTCCAACTTGAATTAAAAGGAAACGAAATGTCCTCTTACGTTACACCGCTTCGAGCCACTGAATTTATCTTCTATGTGGGACTTCCCTCCCAAGCTGATACTAAGCTATTCCAAGTTAATCCTACGTTGGCTGCTGGAGATGTAAAAATTAGTAAGGACGGAGGTGCTCTAGCTGATCTGACTACTCTACCTACCGTTACCCCAGCCGCCGGGAGAGTTGTAAAGGTTACAGTCTCTAATACAGAGATGACAGCAGATAATGTTCAGATAATCTTTAGTGATGCAGCCGGCGCAGAATGGTGTGATCTTCAGATTAACATTCAAACTACTACTAGACAAATAGACAATCTAGCATTTCCTGTAACGAGTGGAAGAGGAATGGATGTTACCGCTACTGGAGCAGTTGGGATTGACTGGGGCAATGTAGAGAATCCTACTACTACTCTAGTCCTTTCAGGAACTACTGTCAGTGCTCTTACCCAATTAACTACAGCAGTAGCAGATAGTATCGCAGCCGAGGGAGCCCTTCCCACTTATGCTCAGGCTCTCCTTATGATTACTCGTTTCCTCATGGAGAAGTCTCTGAGCGGAACGGTAATGACAGTGAAGAAGGAAGATGGAACTACAGCTTCCATGACCTTCACGCTGAATGATTCCACTGCGCCGACTTCAATATCGAGGGCATCATAAATGGCATCAATGAATGTTTCTTATGGTCTACTCCTTCCAACTGGAGTTAGAACCAATGCTGCTGTTCCTGGTGTCCAGAAATTGGAAATTTCTATTGCCTTGAATAAAGTAGAGATTACCTTTATTCCAGTTCCTCCTGGACCTCCTCAAGTTATTACCTTGGCCTACAATGCGGTCACTGATCTCTCGCTGAATAAATATCCGTAGGAGATGAAATGGAAAAAGCAATCGGCTCGGATTCGATGGTCTTTGAATACGGAGTTGCTTTTCCAGATGGTATGCGAGGGGATTACAACATTAGAAACGTAAAGGAATTCACAGCTAGTGTTCGAGCTGATACTGTCCAAGTTACTTTTATTACGGATGATGGAGAAGTAAAGACAGTTACTAAGTCCTTCTCTGAATTAACTCAGCTTAGCTTGAGGAAATGAGATGATTGCACTAATCCTCACTCTCGCCCTCGTCGGCTTTGTAGTCTGGCTAATCATCACCTACATCCCGATGCCAGATGTTTTCAAGAAGGTCATCATAGTTCTAGTAGTTGTTGTGATGGTCTTGTATTGCATGCGAGCGTTTGGAATAGCTGATCTTCCTCTACGGTAAGATATGAACGGGCTAATCACAGAAGGCTTACCATTAGGAATCCCCGTCCAGATTCTTACGTCTGGACTTTCTCTTGGTGAGCCTCCTCCTCCGCCTGAAGAAGTAGCATCGAGCGGGATGCTATACTTAGGGATAACTGCTATTCTTACTACTGGACTATATTACAACTTACCAGTTACATCTACCCGCTTTACTCTCCAGGTAACAGGAACAGTAACATCAGTAACCGTTAATCTTAGTAATGACGGTATAATCTTTACGACTAAAGTAATTCTAGTAGCCGCGGGAATAACAAACTATATTTCAAGTGCTCGCTGGATTCAGGTCGTTAATGTCGGGACGGGAGTGGTCGTTAGGATTAACGCGAGACGGGAGAAGTTCTGAAATGGTATTGCTGAATCTCAATCAATCGTTCACACTTCTCGATTCTGTTCCGGCTACTCCAGTTGAGAGTGCGATTGTCTGCCTTCCTATTCGATGCACTACGTTTACCTGGCAGACTATCTATGACACTGAACCTTCCGTTGCAGACATTACGATATTCGGAAGTCTCGATGGTGTGAACTTCGCTGAGATAGACGATAGTGATGTAGTTACTGGAGAAATCAGGACAGTAAATACTAATTGCACGCATATTAAAGCCGGATTAGTGACTGCGACAGATGGAGCAGATATCAGTGTGCTCATTGTCCCGAAAGATCTTTAATGTTAGACACGTGGGGGAAACTTGTTTCCTTCGTAGGCGTCCCATCGGCAATCGCGCTTTATCTTGTTTGGACTGTAACTTCACAAGTGCAAGCTGCTCTTCAATTGGTAAAGGAGCAAGTAGCTGCTCATGTTATCCTAAATGCAAGCGCTCAACAGACAAACGTTCAAATTTATCTTCTTCTACAGCGTATATGCGTTAATACTTCTAAACCTGCTGTGGCAGAGAATTGTTTTTGGGGGGAAGTAAGATGACTCGTATCTTCCTGATACTCGTCTTATCCTTACTATCTCAGGCTCAGGGTAAAGGACAATCTCAGATTAAGACAGGCCCTGTTACAGAGAAGGATGTAGTTTACTTACGTCTCCAGGATGCTAAGACTCTAGATGAAGCGATGAATACGATTATTAGACTTCGAGTAGATAGTATGGTAAGTAACAGCGAGCCGTATTCTACGCTAGTAGCCGCAAGGAAATGCAATAGGCAAGGAAACTTCTACGAGTGCGAAGCGTATATCCCAAGTGACATAGTTGCAAGACTGAATGTTCCAGGAAATCATAATCTATATGCTTTCGTATTCGATAGTGTAGGCGAGAGTGGGCCTTCTAATAACTGGACTTTGACTACTCCCAAGTAAACGATATGATACTTCTACTAATCGCCCAAGCTCTCTCATGGTCTTCTATGTGCAGCTTCGATCCGGGAAGAATGTGCTCATACTATGAGATGATTATTAAAGAAGGAGCCTATGCGTTCATAGGTCCAGAATTTAAAAATGCTAATGACCAGGCAATGTGTCAGGGAAAGTTAATTTCCGGTTCCTTTAGATACATGATTAATGGGACTGCCCCCTCTTCTCTAGTTGGAACTGTAGTTCCTCAGATTCCTAATCAAATTAATGATCCAACTGGAACTCTTGAACTTGAGGGAAACGTTATCCTTCTTACGAATAAGAAAGATATTCTAGGATTCAAAGCCACTCAGGCTAATTGGGGTGGAGCTGAATTATCATGGGAGTGTTCATTGTGAAACTAAGAATTCTCATTACAACTATCTTTATCTTTTTCCCTATTCTCTCTTCCGCTCAGACTACTCAGACATTAAGAGCCCAATGGGAAATAGAAGGACCAGTTGCTCAAGCCGGACAGGCTAGACCTCCCTTTGACGTAACTACGGCTCAGGGATATGTTTACAAGATGTATCAAGTCGGCTCTGCTACAGGAGTTGCTCTTACTGGCGTAACCTGCACGACTACGGCTGATGCTTTCGTTAAAACTTGTGCAGCTACTGTTCCCACTGCTCTAGCTATCGTAGGCATTAGCGTTGATATGACAGCGACTGTCGGTGGAATTGAAACTGTCCATTCTACGGCTGCCGTAGTTCCTCCTCTATTCGTTCCGCCTTCTCCTCCTACGAATCTTCGTCTGCTTCGATACTTCGGAACTATTCCGGTTCCATAAAGAATAGATAATCGTGAGCAGTGAGCACTGGGATAAGGACAAGGGATGGAAACCGAATGAAAAACAGGAACCATTCCTTGCCATTCCCTATTCTATTAAAGAAGGAGTTTATGGAGGCGGAGCTGGATCAGGAAAATCCGATGTCCTCCTCTATTATCCCATTGTTCACAAGTTTTATCAGAACCCACGGTTCAAGCAAGTATTCTCAAGGAGGACTTTCCCGGAACTTAAGAACGAGATTGTCCCTCGCTCTCGACTTATCTATAGAAGGTTTGGAGCTACATTCAATAAATCGGATATGGCATGGACTTTCCCCCGAGTAGACCAATTAGGGGGAACAGGATTAAGCAATGACGGAGCGACAGTTTTCCTGGGCCATTGTGAGAATGAAGATGATGTCCATAAATACGATTCTATGGAGATTAATCTTTGGACGCCGGATGAGCTTACTTCATTCACGGAATGGATTTATCTATATATCGGATTTCAAAGAGTTCGCTCGTCCGACAGAACATTACCTGCTATTATACGGGCCGCCGCAATGCCAGGCGGTATCGGCCATTCCTGGGTTCATCGTAGGTTTGTTAAGCCGTATCCTGCCGGTGGTAGAATTATCAAGGGCCGAGCAGGAGTAAAGAGAATATTTATTCATGCGACGCAAGCAGATAATCCTCACATTGACCCAGCATATGCGCAATCTCTCGCTGCGCTCCCGGAAGCAGAAAGAAACGCTAAGCTCTATGGTGACTTCAATGCTTACCTCGGATCTGTATTTGACGAGTTCAGAGTTAAGCACTATCCTGGCGAACCTGAGAACGCGCTCCACGTCGTCGAAAAGTTTGATATCCCCGATTGGTGGCCAAAGTTCGTTATCGGTGATTGGGGATTTGCCGCACAAACCTATATTCTAAAGTTAGCTATTAGTCCTCATAGGAGAGTATATGCATACGGCGAAATGGCGTGGCGTAAAAAACGGATCGAGGAATGGGCGCCATACGTCCGTTACGTCGTGGAAACGGAAAAGCCAAAGCGTGTTAAATTCTGTAGAAGCGCCGCTCAAGATCGCGGGCAAGAGCAGACGATACAACAACAAATCGAAGATGCCATTGGGTGCCCGATTGATCTCTCAAATAACTCGACGGGCTCTAGGATTGCAGGGAAACAGCTTGTGCATGAATTCCTTAGATGGCGCCAGAAGGCTGTTATTAAAAAAGAGCAGGTCCAATTCAATACTCTCCACGCCCAATGGTTGTATAACAACAGGGGACTTGAAGAATACCAAAACTATCTCAAGCTCTTCGAGCCAGTTGCCCCAGAGAATAACATTCCGAAGTTGCAAATATTTGCAGGAGAATGCCCCCTCTTAGTTTCCGCTATTCAAGCAGCCCAATATGCCAAAAGTGATAAATCAGGAGTTCCAGCCGAGGACGTTGCCGAGTTCGATGGAGACGATCCATATGACACTCTTAGATATGGACTCGATGAAACCAATCGTTATTTTGAAGAAACTGCCAACGAATTTCAACGATTGCAAGCACAGGAACGAATTGTTAATCAGCTAAAGGAAACTCAGGACTGGAATGCTTACTATCAGCAGCAGAGACATCTTGAGAATAAGCTGAAGCAGAGTGATTCAACATTAGGCGTTAGGAGATATAAACATTGAGAGAATTCATTTACAAACTACTCAGATTAGAATACGTTCCTGAACATTGCGAGAATTGCGAACGTCTCATGCTCTTATTGGAAGATGAGAAGAGAAGGCATGATAAGTTGATAGCTAATCTATTAGAGCCTAAAGTAGAAACAGTAGTAGACAGTGCAATAGATTATCAGCCTAGACCAAGTAGATATACTCCTTGGTCAGTTACAGCACAGAAGCTCGAAGCTGCAGATAGAATTAAGGCTGATGAGATTAGGAAGGCTCAAGCATTAACGGACGCTAAGAAGAAGATAGAAGAGCTGGAAAAGGAAACGGGCGTCAAGGCAGAAAATGAATAAAGAACTTCCATCAGAAACAGTTCAACAGTCGCTGAAGACTATTAGCGATTGGGTTCAATTGGACGACTCTGCTGTCCGTGAGAGACAGATTCGAGTTGCTCGTCAATTGAAATTCTATTGGGATGGAATAACAAATATCTGGTGGTCGGACGTAGCGCACGACTGGCAAATCTGGAATCAACAGTCTTATTCAGGTAGTTCTCAAGATGCCGCATTCTATGATAAACGCGCTAATGTTTTCAAGGCGTATCTTGAATCTATCATCGCTGCTCTGTCTGTTACTGTTCCTCCTGTGCGTTGTTCACCTGATGATGCTAATAATCCTCTCGATGTCTCCACTGCCCTTAACGGTAATAAAATAGCTGAACTTCTCTATAAGCATAACGATGCTCCTTATCTTTGGGCACATGCTCTCTTTATCTATTGCACTGAAGGTGCTATCTATGGATATAACTATGTGCATGAAGATGAAGAATATGGAATGTATGAGGAAGCTGAATACGATGAGATAGATCAGGAAGGTTATTTCTGTTCTAATTGCGGAGGGCCTATTGAAGATGGAATGATGCAAGAGGCCCAGATGGGCATGGGACAGATGGATCCTATGATGCAAGGAGGAGAAATGATACCTCCTGCACCTGCTCAGGAAGAAGAAGTAGAAGAATACGATCCAAGATACGACGAAGCTATGATGCAAGAGGGGCCGCTCTGTCCCACTTGCGAAATGCAGATTGATCCTCTAACAGAGAAAACATCATTCAAAGTTCCCCGAGTTATCGGCTATACGAATAAGCCGAAATCAAGAATCTGTCTCGAAGCTTATGGCCTTCTCAATGTTAAGGTTCCCAACTACGCTACTAAGTTAAAAGACTCCCCCTATTTACAATACAGTTATGAGACG